GCCAGAGACTGGTGGGCAGCAGAAGTCACAAGTATACAGCCTGCACGACTACCGTGTACGGCGTGACCTTAGCGGCACGGTAATCCAGATCATCACACGAGATAGGCGCGTATGCTCCACTCTCCCTGAGGATCTGCGTGAAGCCTGTCTGTCCAAAGGCCACAAGGACGACGACAAGATAGAACTGTACACAGGTATCACCCGTCAATCTGACGGCAAGTACTTCGTGAAGCAGGAGATAGACGAGATAGCAGTCGTCGACACCTCGCACGGGATCTACCCAGAAGCTGACCTCCCTTGGTTAGCCCTGACATGGAACCTCGTACGTGGTGAAGACTATGGCGTTGGCCTAGTTGAAGAGTATTCCGGAGACTTCTCCGTGCTCTCTCAGCTGTCCGAGTCAGTACTGAACCTAGCGTCTATCGCAGCCGACATCAAGATTCTGGTCAACCCTATGGGGCAGACCGACGTCGACACACTCAACCAGTCAGAGAGCGGCACGTACTTGTACGGTCTACCTGACGACATCGCCTACCTGCAGCTCGAGAGGATGCAGGACTTCCAGTTCGTGTCCGGTATCATGGACTCGTACTCTAGGAGGATCGGCTCCGCATTCCTGATGAACTCACAAGTGACTCGGGACGCAGAGCGCGTAACGGCAGAAGAGATACGCCTGCAAGCTAACGAGCTGGAAAGCTCACTTGGCGGCGTCTACTCAAGACTGGCTGAAGAAATGCAACAACCACTGGCACGTATGCTTATCGCTACTGTGGACTCCGAGCTGACCAAGATCGAACCTGTCATCCTGACGGGCGTCGAGTCACTCAGCCGGAACTCAGAGCACGAGCAGATGATGCTATTCCTGAACGACCTGACCATGTTCGCCAGCATCCCCCCGGAGATGGTAGGCGAGCTGAAGCTCCCAGACCTTGCCCGTATCCTCGCCACCAACCGTGGTATCGAGAGCGACAAGTTCATCAAGTCGGACGCAGAGAAGAAGGCAGAACAGGAAGCCGCCCAAGAGATGGTAGCCGAAAGCACCGCACAAATAGGTGCAGCACAGGCAGCCGGACAAGAGGTCGGTAGCCCACAGACTATAGCTTAGGAGAGCTAAACACTATGGAACCTACAGTACAACAATCAGGACTACCCGCGCCTAACCCAGCAGTAGCAGCACCGGCACCAGCCGAGGCAGCTCCCGGCCTAGTAAAGCCTATGCAGACCGCAGACTACATCAACCAGCCAGTACCGCAGCCCACAGAGTTGTCGAACAGGCCGGTTAATGCACAGTCAGCAGCAAGCGAGGTAATACAGACCGGGATCGCACAGGAAGCCGCAGCAGCAGAAGCCGCTGCAGCTACCCCCGCACCCGCTGAGCAGCAGTCTAGCGTATTCAAGACAGGCAACGAGTCCTTCGATCAGGTAGCAGCGCTACTGAACTCCAAGGGCGTAGATAACTACGCAGACGTACTCGTGGAAGCAGCAAGTGGCGAACTGTCACTGGCTTCCAAAGCCTCCCTCGTGGATAAGCTGGGCGCAGAAGTGGCCGGTCTGGTCATGAAACAACTCGACACCGAGATCTCAGCGCAGCGTGCTATAGGCGAAAGCGAGGCACAACGCCTCCAGTCCTACGCCGACGAGAAGCTGGGCGTCGAGGGTGGGTGGACAGCTCTCCAAGAGTTTGTCGCCTCCGAAGAATCAGGATACTCTGCCGAAGACCGCGCAGCTCTCAATGAGCTACTGTCCGCAGGCGGCGTTAAAGGCGAATGGGCCATTAACGAAGTATCCTCCAAATACGCGAAGTCGCAAGGCTTCACGCAGGTACCGAACCTCCTCTCTGGAGACGGGCCAACTCAAGCAGGTTTCCAACCGCTTTCCAAAACCGAGTATGTTTCTGAAATGCGTAAAGCACAGCAGCAGTTCGGTGAAGGCAGTCGGGAAGTTGAAGCCTTGCGTAACCGCCGCGCAGCAACACTGCAGCGCGGTCTCTAAACTAAACAAAGGAAGCTATAATGGCTACTATTGGACAACCTACTGGCGATCTTACTCGCTCAGGTCATCAGTTCGGTGTTGATACAGGCACCGTAAACCCCCTCCACATCGAAGAGTACGGCGGCGAAGTCGAATCTCAGATCATTAAGACTTCCGTCATGAAGCAGTTCGTGACCATGAAGCCTGTACGTGGAACTGACACAGTCACTAACGACCGCATCGGTTCTACCAGCCTGCAAGCTGTAGCTCCCGGCGTTCGTCCTGCTGCTGGCGTAGCCGAGTTCGACAACGTCTCAGTGAAAGTTGACACCATCATCCTTGCGCGTAACAACGTGCACCTGCTGGACGACTTCCAAGCGCACTACAACGTACGTGCTGAACTGGGCCAAGACCACGGTAAGATCATCGGTCGCTTCTTCGACGAAGCTATGCTCATTCAAGGCGTCAAGGCTGCTAACGTAGTTGCTGGCGACGGCACTGGCGGTACCACTAAGCTGCCTGCTGGCTGGAAAGGCGGAGTCCAAGTTGACTTGGCACTGGCTGGCGACGAGCTTGATCCTGACAAGCTGCAGCGTGCTATCGAAGACGCATGCGAAGGCATCGAGCTGAACGACGTTGAGATCGAAGGCGCTGTATTGTTCGTTAACCCGACTCAGTACTACACCCTGATGCGCAACGACAAGCTGCTGTCTGCTGACTACTCCATGGCTAACGGCGACTACGCCCAAGGCATGGTACTCAAGTCATGTGGTATCCCTATCTTCAAGACCAACCGTCTGCCGCAGGCTGCCGTCACTGGTCACGAGCTGTCTAATGCTGGTAACAACAACGCGTACGACGTCTCTGCTGAAGAAGCTAAAGTCGTAGGCCTCATCATGATGCCTAAGGCGCTGTTGGCTGGCGAGACTATCCCGCTGACTAGCAAGGTTTACTACTCTGATATTGAACTTCAATGGTTTATTGATAGTTATCTGGCATTCGGCGCGACTCCAAACCGCGCAGAACACGCCGCTGTTATCAAGAGCGCGTAAGTAAGACCTTAATATGGCTACACCCCGAATTGGGGGGTGTGGCCTTATTTTTCGTAGAGTGCTTTCACAGAGAGCACTGCACGAAGGAGACACCCAATAACCTGACAGGACTAAACGTATCGGAGCACCTGTCTTTGTCCGAAACCAAGGAACTACCATGACACTATTAGAAGCAGTGAACTACATCATTGCACAGTCTGGTTCAGCACCAGTGACAGCACTGACAGCTGGACTACCAGACATCGACTCAGCCCTCCTCCGCTTGGACGAGGCATCCACCTACGTGCAGAAGCGCGGCTGGTGGTACAACACCGACCGTAACGTAGCAGTACCAGTGACAGCAGGGACGTTCACCATCCCGCTGCCTGCAGACACCATGAAGATCCTGAGCACCAACTACAGTTTCCTCGTGCCGCGTAACGGTCTTGGGTACGATCCGTACACACAGAGCACCAGCTTCCCAGACCTCGAGGGAGAGACAGTATACCTCGACCTCGTGATGAAGCTGGACTTCGAGGATCTCCCAGACACAGCGCAGGACGCAGTCCGGTTCGCAGCAGCACGCGAGCACATCCTCATCTTCCTAGAAGATCACAGGAAGGCGCAGCTCATGGAAGACCCCTACCGCGAGAGCATGGTAGAGATGAAGAAGGACGACCTCGAGATCAAGAGACGCAACATGGCGTTATCGCCCAAGTTCATCCGCACACGTGGCGGAGTACGACCCTACCGATTAGGTAGAGGCGTAAACCCTAACGTGCCGGGAGGCTAATATGAGAGCAGACGGTAGCATCAAATCATTGACTACTGGTCTGAGCACAGTTGACAAGTCCATGCACAAAGAACGACAGTACATGAAGGCTTGTATCAACTTCCGCAACGACCAGCAAGACGGTCTGCGTCGACGCCCACCAGCAGAGCTGATACGCGACCACATGTCCTACTTCGACTACTTAAATGTCGGTAGGAACATTGTGGACTTCGACTCAGACAACGACATATTCAAAGCCTTCACCGTAGACGGAACCAACTACTGGTTGTACGTAGAGGACGGCTACAACTCACGGATGAGTGTATTCACCGAGGACGGACAAGAGGTAGACACCGTAGTAACAGGTGGACAGTTCTACCTGTCAGGGGCCGGAGGCAACGACGGCGTAGACCTAGTGACCTCAGGCAACACCACGTTCATATCTAACCGCCAGAAGAAGGCGGAGAAGCTGGCGAACAGTGGCCCCATCTACGAGCAGCACTCAATGATAAGCTGCCTCGTATCACCACGTGTGTACAGCAGCATCAAGATCAAGTGGGAGAACCCGGACTACACACAGTCTGCGATAACCTACGAGGTCGGAGAAGATCACCCCGAGCAGCCCATTCAGGACATCGAGGACGTCGACACCGGAGTGAACACGACCGCAGGTCTGATCGCAAACAAGATACGCGAGCAGCTCGTTGCAGAAGGTAATGATAACGAACTCGAGATAGACCAAGAGGGCGCTACTATCGTCTTCCGCAACGTGACTACCGGAGTCGGTAGTGAGCTGTGGAAGAACGCACCGAGTAACCTAGGCGGCCTAGTAAACCCGTGGGTCGACGAGGGCAGCGGCGTATACTCTCAAGACGGAGCACAGACGACCACCATCTACATGCGTGACGAGTTCTCAGCAGCACAGCTGGGACAGTCTATGGAAGTAACATTCACCATCACCGACTGGGTAGCAGGCTCTTGCCGAGCACTCTGCGGTGGGGCAGAAGACGCCCCCGGACTGGGCACACTACGGTCAGCTAACGGCACGTACACCGAGACCATCGTGGTCTCCGGCACTGCGCCTACAGAGATAGGCATCCAAGCAGACGCCAACTTCCAAGGTAAGGTATCAGCTATCAGCTTCATACCTGCCAAGGGTGGCGACGTACGGCCATTCTCCCGCGTATCTATAGAAGACGGAAGCGGTGGCGCTTTCCTCGCCTACAACGGCACAGTGAAAGACCTCAACGAACTCCCGAGGTTCGCTAACCCCGGCTGCCTGTTAACAGTGCAACCGAACAGCGAGACCAACCGTGGCAAGTTCTACATGCGAGCCGAGTCCGTACTGGACGCAGTAGCACCCAACCCCCTCCCTACGGAGTGGGCAACAGTAACAAGTGAAGACCGCGAGAACGACGCGAACTTGGTACAGGGCTTCAGCGCCATATTCGGTACGACAGGAGCAGTGACGCCAACGGCCCCTCTAGCAGGATTCCCTAATCAGCAATGCTACGTGCTGGGCACACTTCGCAAGAAGCCGGTAGGCGCGGACAACAAGACCCTCGTGCAGTTCGCTACAATCGGCCCCGCCGGTGAATCGGTACCGCCGAACGCTATGCAGTTCCTAGAGTTCTGGGACGACAGCACAGGCACGCCTATCAGGCAGGCCCAAGTGTTCATGTACCAGACGTCGGCAGTCACCGACAACGGTAACGGGGACAGCATCTTCTACTGGGAAGGTACGATAGACGCCAACCTCAATCTGATAGACGGCAGGGACTACAAGGTATACATCCGGGACGTCGTAGAGACTTTCGAGGCAGTGCCCGAGGTCAGGTGGATCGAGGACTCAGCTCCCGGTCAGGACACCCAGATCAACCCCGATACATTCCCGCACGTACTCTACCGAAAGCCAGACGGGACATTCGAGTTCGGTTCGTTCTCCACAGTGGGGGCGGATGCAGTCGCACAGCTTAGCCGAAGGGCGGCAGGCGACGACGATACGAACCCATTCCCAGCGTTCATAGGCGAGGAGATCAAAGACCTCGCGACATTCCAGAACAGGCTATGCGTACTCACGAAGGACAAGGTGTCCATGAGTGTTACGAACAGGCCCGAGGAATGGTTCCGAGGAACAGTCGTACAAGTACTGGCTACGTCACCAATCAGCATACAGTCCACCGCGTCAGCGGCATCGAGGCTGGAGCACTTCGTGACACACAACAACGACCTGATGGTATTCGGCCCGAACGGGCAGTTCAGGTTCGACGGTAACAGGGCGCTCACCCCGAGCAACGCAGCCCTACCACAAGCGAGCACGTACCCCGTAGAACTCTTGGCTAAACCAAAGTCTGCAGGTAACGACGTGTTCTTCGCTACGTCATACGGCGAGTCAGCTGGCCTAAGCCAGTTCAGCCTAGACCCCCAGATCGAGAACCTCTCTATTGCGAAGCCTATGGCCGACCTACAGATTGGCCTCATGGAAGGGTCAATCCAGCAGATAGAGACTGTACCGAACACTGGTATCGTCTATGTCAGGATGAGTAGCGACCGTAACCGCATCTACACAATGGAGTTCGAGCAGCAGCTGGACATACTGAAACCTCTCGAGCCTACATGGGCGTGGTGGCAGTTTGACTGGGGCGTCGACATAATCTCCATGCGCGGGAACACGGACTACTTGGACGTGGTAGCAACAGGCAAGCCCGGAGAAGCAGACGCAGGTACTCTCCGTATCTATCGTCTAGACCTAAACGCAGCACGCAAGGTCAAGAAGTTCCTGTCCTACAACCTAGGTGACGTTCACCTAGATGTACGGAAGCAGCAGTCAGGGGTCAACACGACCTTCTCTCTGACCAACTACTACCCAGAGCACAAGGGTGGCGTATTCAATCCCCTAGCACCTCTCGTGGTGACGCAGGGAACTGGATGCCCCAACCCCGGCGCGGTAGTAAGCTACACCCAGAACGGCCTCGACATTACGTTGGACGAGGACATGCAGGGTGGACAGGTATTCTACGGCTACAACTACCTCTCACGCATAGCACTCCCAGACATTGACGTCAGGGACGGCAGTGGCATCATCATGTCACAGGCCAAGCTACGGATACTCGACTGGCAAGTAACCATGTCGGGGCACTTCGATGCGAAGGTAGCGCTGTATACAGGCGGCACCTACCCAGAGCAACAGTACCGAGGCCACCAGATCGTGGGCTTCACTGATGCAATAGGCTACAACCGTTGGACGTACAACGTCCAGTTCATGCAGGACGCCGAGAACGGTCTCCTGCTGTTAGAGTCCAACAACCACGTACCGATGGATCTACACGACATCGAGTGGCGAGGGACTTACTACAAGGCTGGACGCAGGTTCTAGCAACAACTCACCGGCCCTTCGGGGTCGGTACCAATTCAACATGGAGGCAGATATGCCATGGGCACAAGTAGGTTTAGCAGTAGCAGGTTCAATACTGTCTTCATCCCAATCTGACAAGAGCTGGAAAGATGCAGCTCGTAAGTCAGGAAAGAACCGAGCGCAGGTAGAAGCATCACGCGCACGGGCAGTAGCACTACTACCACAGAAATCAAAGCAGATCGCTGACCAAGCACTGGCAGCATCTGTAGAAGGACAAATGACGGAGGCCTCACAGGTATCCGAAGCAACCGTACAGGCAGCAGCTGCAGGAGCAGCCGGTGCTAACGTGCAGCAGGGCATACAGTCCATACAAGGTAACGCCGAGCGCGTACAGGCCGCAATCGAGAAGCAGCGTAGAGCTGGTCTCCTGCAGGTCAACCAAGACTACGAGGATCTCTTCTGGGAAGCAGAGGGACAGAAGTCTGGGGTACAAGCACGAGTCGGATCAAGCGCGGGACGCAACATAGCATCAGCAGCACTTGCTGGCGTAGGCGCGTACTACGGTAACCGATAAGGAGAGCACAGATGAGCGAAAGATTCGGCCTGTCACACAGGCAAGTCGTCCGTGACGTTAACGAAGGGAAAGTAGTACCGCCAGTAGACGAGGCGGTAACATCCAGTCGTGGCGTCTCAGGCGGCCCCAGCACCCAAGTAATACGAAGCGACGACGGCTCACAAAGACTACTCAATTCTCTGCTCAAGGCAGGCGGTGTAGTAGCCGACAAGATAAGCGCCGAAGCTAAGCGCAAGGCGAAGATCGAAGGCTACAACATGGCAGGCACAGAGGAAGGACGTGCAGCTGCAGACGAGATGGGCCAGACCCTGAACGTCAAGCTGTTCGGCCCCGGTGCCAAGCTACGGTCTGCACAGGAGCGCATAGCTCAAGACCAGACCGACGACAACATCGCCAAGCTCCGCAGCGACCTCGAGGACTTCGGTCACAAGATGACCGAGGAAGAGTGGCGCGAGCACACAGACACACAGCTGGCGAGCATGACCGACAAGTTCGAGGACGAGGGACTCAAAGACCTCATCACCGAGCGGTTCGGACGTAACATCCAAGCAGTAAAGCGTGACTACGAGAAGTCGAGCAAGACGTTCGTCCAAGCTGAAGAGCGAGAGACGTACGTTAACTCCATCAGCAGTGCCGCTAAGATGGCTCAGGCAGACCTAGATTCTGGCGACCCACAGCGACAGGAGGACGCAGAAGTACGCATCACAGAGTCTCTCCTACAGCCTGAGGGCATGTCCGACGAGGCATACCGTAGCGCTCTAGCAGCAGCAGTCAAGAACGAGCTGGTCAATGGCCGCTCAGCACTGTTCGACATAGCCAAAAGCTCAGGCATACTGGAGGAACTCGACTTCGAGGAAACTCAGGAGCTGCAGCAAGCCAAGCTACTGCACGACTCCAAGAACGACGAGCAGTGGATCAGGCGTGTAAAGACGGTTGAGTATCTGGCTTCAGCAATCAACAGTGACAACACCCCAAAAGCCTCCGCAGACGAGATCGCGGCCATGGCTAAGGCTCTGCAAGACGAGAACCCAGCAGCCTATGCAGCATCAGGCATCGCTCCGCTCGTGGAAGCAGCGTTTGACCGGGACTTGAAGATACAGGCGGAGAAAGTTCGCCGTCGGACAGCTCAGCACCAGTACGCGGTTGGCGACCCAGCCTTGACCCGTGCTACCGCAGCTGAGCAGCAGATGGCTGCAGCCGACCACTTCGCCGAGCTGGGCGAGGAGGGCGCACGCAAGGAGCTTGAGGAGTTCGCAGCCGCGAACGGGGACACAGCACCGCAGGGACAAGAGATCCCTCCCGGCGCAGCGAACCGCTGGCTGTTGGAGAACCCGAGAGTTTGGGCGCGTGACTGGTCTACCAACTCAATTGTACTGGACGGCGTTACGCAAATGGGGCGCGTGGTTCTGAACAACATCGGACGACTGGACATTACAAGAGATAGTGCCACCCAATTGCGCTCAGACCTCGACAGCCTTATGGTTATACGTGACGAGAACCCGGAACTGTTCGCCAAGCACTTCGACGAAAGCGAAGCCGCACGGCTGGTCAAGTACCACCGTGAAATGTCCATCGACTCACAGAACCCTTACGAGGTTGTGCAGCGTCTCCGTGACCGCGAGAGGCGGCAGGAGCAAGGACTGGCTTACACACCCGATCCTGACAAGGCGGCTGAACGGACTGATGACATCATCGAAATGTTCGTCGACGAGAAAGGTGAGGAGTGGCTGGGAATCTGGAACCGCGATCCCGAGAACCTCCGTGACTTGGAGCTGCACGCTCTGAGCTACTACAACGAGGAATATACCCGCACCGGAGATCCAGACCAATCACGGCAGTACGCCATGCAGCGGCTGAACAAAGGCAGCACCGTCATCGGCAACAAGTTTGTCTTGGGTGGAGCGAAGCTGGACAAGAACTCGTACGGCGGAAACTTTGATCGCTACCTCGAAGGTCTGGACGATTCGGACGAAGCACACATGAAGTTGGTCACGCAGTACAAGTTGCCCGAAGGCGCAAGCCTCCGCGACGACGCCAACCGATTCGTTGTGAACCCCGATGGCTCCGGCGTAACGATCTGGATGGAAGACGAGACTGGCGTATCTGTGCCAGTCCCGGTGAACATCCCGAGAGCAGCCGAGGACATCCTCCCCACGTTCAACGAGCAGATGATGGCGACAGCACGCGAGGCAGCAGTAGAGTCACGCAACTTCTTGGAGGGAGCAGTAGCCGACATAGAAGACGACGAGTTCGTAACAGCAGGACAGACGCGCCAATCAGAACGAGCATTAGCAGGTGAGCGGTTGGAAGCTCTACAAGCGCAGCAGGAAGCACAACAGAGGAAGGCAGCCGAGTCCCGCAGGAAACGTCAGGAAGCTCGCCTTAAATCCACCGCAGGAAGACGCGCACCTCTGAAAGGTTCAGGGAGGCGTACAGCAACTAACCGATAGGCGTCAGATCGCCACAGGAGTAATCATGCCAGAAGTAACAGCAGACGGTACACCCGGAAACGGTGCTGCCTTTTCAGGGAAGTCCCAAGCCGCACTACTCGACGAAGCCGTTGAGCTGGGGGCGAGCATCGAGGACATCCAAGGGGTGATGAAGAACGCCCCCGCCGACCAGCAGATCGAAGTAACCGAAGCCACACAGGGTGAGCATATACCCTATGGTGAGGAATTCGACAGTGACGCTGAAGTCGTGGAAGTCTCTGCCGAGAAGGCTGATGAAACTGTGGTGCCTACCGGCCCCGTAACCGAAGCTGGGAAAGAGCGCGAGATTGTGTCTCGCCTCATTCCAGACCGGGACGAAGGAACCTATGACATCACCCCGTCCGACCCGGCGTTTCTTACGTCGGTAGGATGGTCTATACAAGACTACGGCACCACGACCAACCTTGGTCGGATGGCGCAACAGGCGCTCGAGGAAGAAGACCCCGAGGCCACAAAACAAATCCTCCCAGCTATGCCCGAGCTTATGTACGGCGTGAGCGAGGAGTACGAAGCGTACATCATGGGACAGCCGACCTTCGAGGCCGCTGAGCGAGAAGCCAGCCGACTCCGGGTACAAGCCTACCGTGCCACCCTTCGTGAGAACGAGTCCATACCGCAGGCGCTTGCCGCAGGCGTGGTAGGATTCGTACTCGACCCAATCAACCTCGTTCCCGGTGGCATACTGGTCAAGGGAATGAGCCTGTCAGCCAAGCTGTCAACAGCAGCAGGAATGCGCGGAGCAGCGGCAACCACTCTCGGCAGGCAAGCCGCAGTGTGGAGTACAGCCGGTGCAGTAGAGGAACTGGTTCGCCAGTCTCCCCGATTCGCAAGCGACCCGATCTATACAGCCGACCAATACATTACCGATGCCGCTATGGGCTTCGGGTTCGGTATCGCAGGCCCAGCATTCGGGGCAGGTGCACGCCACGTCGTGTCCGGTAAGTGGCTCACCGAGCTGGGCGAAATCGGCAACGCTATGGGCCTCGATCAGGCATACCGCTCAACAGTACACACAGCTCACAAGGTGGCCGAACAGGTAGCCGGGGCTGACGGTGGTATCATCGCAAAGGCAAGAGCCATTGATCCCGCACAGGCGATCAGGAAGGCTCGTGTGGCGGCTGCGAAGGAAGCAGACGACAAGATCAAGGAACTGAAGCAGTCCACCCTCGTGAAGGCGATGGAGCGGGCGGTCAAGGACAAAGACCAGAACGCCACAGTACAGGCGACGAAGGACTGGATGGAATCAGTCGTACTGGCAATCCGCAAGCGGGCCACTAACATCGACGACGAAGCAGCCGACAAGGCCCGCGACTCCGTGGGTGCAGCCCGACGCGAAGACACGCTCAGCACTCGCGTGGAAGACGTGAAGGCAGATGCCAAGACCGCCATGCGTGACGCTAAGGCTGAAGCCCAACGCGCCTACGACGCCGCACAGGCGCTTCTGGACGGCGCTGACCTGTCCGATGCAGCTCGACGTGAACTCGACTTTGCTATTCGGGCAGGGAAGGAAGCCGCTGACGACGCAGCAGACCGCATCGCGGCACTGTCTGGTGTCGTACCAGAGCGTACCAGACTGAACAACAAGGATCACACTGCCAGTATTGCTGGCGCTATGGAGAACGTCCGCCGTGCGCACACCAAGCTGTTCCAGCGTGCGCTACAGGGAATGGAAGACAAGCTGCCCGAAGGCTTCAACCTAGGAAGGCGAGCCAACGATGCCCTGAACAAAGCGTACAACGCAGCAGGAATCGAGAAGCAGGTAGGCGATGCTGATTGGAGCGCAGCACTGACGCGAGAGCTGAAGGGCAAGTCTCACATCCAACGTCGGCAGGCTATGGACAAGCTGGACGACTCATTCGAGATTCAGCTCGAAAACCTGAAGAACAAAATCGACGCTGACCCACGCATTTCACCGGAAGACACCATAGAGGCACTACGCCGAGTGGAACAAGCCCGTGAAGCAGTCTCAGCCCAGCTCGATCTTGCCAAGATGCTCGCACGTAACCCGTTCACCGACTCCGTCGTAACCAAGGCCCAATGGGCGCAGGTATCCGACGCATGGCGTGCACAGGGCGACATGGCAGAGATTCACAAGCAGTTTAACGACAGCAAGATTCAGTCAGCAGTGAAGCACCAGTACGCTCGTCTGACCGAGTCCCTATCCTCCCGTTTAATGAAATCACAGGCACCTCTCGCGCAGTGGTTCACAATGAACGTGTTGGAAACCCCGTCAGGGTTCGGTGGTCAAATTGACCGCGCACCTCTGACCGCAGCCATCCTCTCTGAGACTCTGGACAACCGTGCGCGGTTCCCGGTGTTGAAGGCATGGGAAACCATGATGAAGGAGAGTGCAGACGCGGAAGGTTGGGGTATGCTGCAACGTGTATACAACAAGCAGGGCAATGCCCGGACACACAATGACGTGCAGCGACTGAGTCGCGATGTCATGCTGGAAATGAACGCACGGCACTTCGGCACTCAGTCGGACGCATCACCAGCCGTGAAGAAGTTCGTTGATGAACTCGACAAGGGCTACCAAGGACTCCATGACCTCCAGAAGGGACATGTGGCCGGTATCCACGACGGGAACAAGATCAGCAACTACCAGCACCAAGCGTGGGACGACGACAAGATTCTCGACCTCCTCGGCACCAGTGATGGTCGCAAGGGATTAGAGGACTTGTTCCGGCAGGGCTATCTGCGAGCCGGTATGGACATCGACAAGGCCAGCATTCTGGCTAAGGCGATGATCGACCAGAAGGCAGCGGCAGCAGCGCGGCCCAAAGGTGGCGAGACGGTAATCGGCGAGGAGCAGGTCAAAGGCATCATGCCGAACCTGATCCAGCTCGTTGACCGCATGAAGAAGAACGGCACGTCCGAGGAAACGATCCAAGAGATCGTGGATCAGATCAACAAAGCGTCCAACGGGGAAACCCCCGGCTACGCCAAGTCACGTACTCCAATTGACCTCAACGCGGAAGCGGTGATCAATGGCGCACGGGTCAAGGTGGTGGATCTTATGGATCAGGATGTAACAGCAGTCTTCACCCGCTACTCGAAGGAAGCGACAGCACGCCGTGCTATCTCTGAGTCTACCAACGGTATGCTCGACAGCGACAGAGCCATGAACGACCTGCTCACCAACATGGCGCTTGAAGCGCAGGACTTGGGTGCAGTAGTCGATACCAAGGCCGCACGGAACGCCCTGATGATTATGATGGGCCGACAGTACGATGGGCAGTTGCCTATGGACGTACGACGTGCGCGTGATGCAGTGTCTCTCTCAGGCATGGGCGGACTGGGTGAATCCCAACTCGCGGAACTCGGCCTCGCGCTGAACCGTGGGACAGCAGGCATCGTCGGTGCAATGCAGAAGCTACGCTCAGCCAAGGGACGTGTCAATCAATGGCGCGGACTGGAGCTGACACCCGAGCAGGCGACGGACAAGAAGTTTCTGTCCGAGCTTCAGGAAGTGTCCGGCCTCTACCAAGAGCTGTATCAGGTAGATCGGCGCAACGTCCACTTCGACGCACAGGAGAAGAACTACGCAGGACTGTCCAAGGTTGTCGATACGGCGACTGGCGGAAAGTTTCGACCTCTCCTTCAGCACATGCAGACCCGCTTCACTGGGTACGGTGTGATCCGTCAGTTCGAGGATCAGATCGCAATGGCATCGCTGACGCAGGACTTGGCGAAGTACTTCGGGCCGGGACGCGAAGCGTTCTCCTCGAAGCAGCGCCTGATCGACATAGGTGTACCCGTGGACGAGCAGAGCTGGCTGAAGAACCTGTTCGACAACGTCGTAAGCTACAAGGACGATGGTACGGTGGAAGCACTGAACCTGAACCAGTGGAGTGAAATGGACAAGAACCGATTCGGTGTCATTATGAACCGCTACGCCTCACAGCAGGTGCAGAAGGGATTCGTTGGTGAATCATCTCCCGAGATGATGAACCCGTGGGTATCCTTCCTGATGCAGTTCAAGTCGTATCCGATGCTCGCCGCTGAGAAGCAGCAGGCACGTCACCTCAAGTTCGCCGACAAGGAAGCAGCAGTGGGCATGATGCTCAACGCAGTGTCCTCGGCAACTGCGCGGATCATTCGCTATCAGTCGATGGCGGCAGCGATCCCCGACGAGGACAACCGCAAGCGTTACCTCGACAAGAAGTACGAGTCGCTGGCGGGTGACACGTGGACATACATGGGCATGGCAGGAATGCTACCGTCCGTGACGAACACGGTAGTCGGTATCGGCACTGGCCGGGACAAGTTCGGTGGGCAGTACTCCCTAGCTGACGAACTCCCAATCCTGTCGTACATCGACAACTACGCGAAGATGCTCCGTGAGCCACTCGCAGCCGACGGCTATGAGCGGAACATGCGGAACACGCAGGTAGCGCAACCACTGGGTACTATTGCCCACAGCAACATCCTCTACCGCCTGCTTAACGAAGCAGTTGGAGAGTAACTCGTGCCCCTTCGGGGGCCAACTAATTCTAAGGAGGCATTATGTCTACAATCAGAACATTCTCAGATCGTCGCGGCTTACGCGATGGCATTCGTAATGCCGACCTTGACCACAACTTCGCAGCTCTAGCTAGCGGCGGTGGAGGTGGCGGATCAACAACTGTAGAGATCGTACAAGTAGCTCACAGTTTCGCAGTACTAGACTGTATACGCTGGAACGGCGCGTCATGGGTTAAGGCCCTCGCGGACGACGTAGCAACACTAGCACTGGGCGTGGTCACATCTGTGACAGACGTAGACAACTTCACATACGCGATGTCCGGGCGCTTCACGGCGACACACGGCCTCGCACTAGACTCATGGTTCTACCTCAGCGACGTCACCACCGGTGCCCTCGAGGGAGTAGAGCCATCGATCTCACAGCCGCTAGTCTACACAGACGACGCGGACCACTTCACAGTCTACCCGTACCGACCAGCAGTAGAAGCTGGCGGCGGCCCTCCGGGGCAGGACGGTGCAGACGGCGCAGACGGTGCTGATGGTGCTCCCGGAGCAGACGGCACAAACGGTATAGATGGGGTAGATGGTTTCGGCTACGACCCCTTCGAGTACAAGGCAGGCCTCGACCCAGTGTTCCTCGTGTTCACCGGTCAGAGCAATGCCGGAGACGGCGTAGGCACAATGACTACACCCGTTACCGCGAACCCCAACGTATACGATTGGAGCACAGGCGGCGCAGGCGGAGTCTACAGCTGGATCTCTCAGGACCCGAACACAGTAGCGACACAGGCAGACTACGTACTCAACACCGAGTACACCGGTATGATCCTAGGCAACCGAGGCCATATGGGCTGGGCTGCAGCGGACCACATACAGAGACTGACCGGACGTGACGTCTACATGGTGTGCGTACACCGCAACGGTACAGCCATCGCAGAGTGGTTGACTGGTGGTGCGCTCGAGATCATGCTCACAGCACAGGTAGCAGCAGCACTAGCTACACCGCAGCTGGCAGCCGTACAGCAGGCAGACGCCTTCTTATGGATGCAGGGCGAGAGCGACGGCCTCCGGGCAGTAGACGACTACGTCACTGACTGGACCAGCATGCGTGCACAGTTCGAGACACAGGGCTGGTTAGCCCACCCACGAACCATGACAATGCTCATGCAGACGGGCGCGCTCAGGGACTCCCTGTTCCGCAACGCTAACCGCTTCATTGACGTCATCGACCGCGAGAACGACGAGTACACACGGGTTATCCGTGGTGACCGTTACGTGGCGTACGACAACTTGCACTACACGGGCGACGACGCGAACGCGATGGGATACAACGCAGGTAACGCGGTCCTCGCCCAGCCGGTCTCCAAGGACGGTAACGGGCGTACGTTCGATTACAACGAGATAGACCAGACCCTCAACACCCCGTTTGGAGTGAACATAGACGGCAATGTGGGTATAGGGACTGCTACTCCTAATGATAAGTTAGAGGTTCTTGGGAGTACGTCATCTGTAGTTCGATTGTCTAGCAACGGAGGGGCGAACTACGGAGGAGTTTACGCAGACCAAAACGGCGTCTTTATATTGGACGCCAATGTTGACGGTACGGGTTCTGCCTCTAATATCCGATTTAGAAATGGCGGCACAGAGCAGATGCGCATCGACTCCGCAGGTAATGTGGGTATAGGGACTGCTGCGCCAACGGCTGCAAAACTGCACGTTGCTGGGGATGTTGCGGCGCAGGCAGGAACCGCAGATGCTCCCACTTATACGTTTACTGCACAGCAGAATATTGGGATGTTCCGTCCCGCTTCTGGGACGTTGGCCTTCTCAACCGTAGCCACAGAGCGTATGCGCATAACTGCCAATGGCAATGTGGGTATAGGGTCTACTGCGCCAACAGGTAAGTTGGAAGTCAATACTGGTGGCGAATTAGCTTGGATTACCCGAGCGGCTGGGGATGCTGGGGTAACAAACCCCGCGCTGGCCTTTGGGGCGGTAAGCACAACTACTAGAATATATTCTTATGGCGACTTGCAATTCTATGCAGCACCAGTGGGGAGTGCGGCAGCCAACAAGATGACACTTGATTCCAACGGCAACCTGTTGGTGGGTGGCACGGCTAACCCTATGGCGGGTTTTACCTGTAGAAGCTACTTTGAGGGAAACAACAGCATTGGGCCAGCGAGCTACAGAAATTCTAATGCCGCTGCGGGTAAGGGTTGGAAGATGTTTATTGACTCTTCTAACAATCACCTGCTGCGGAACGAGTCAGATGTAGGTGTGCGAATTGTTGATGGTGCTACAGCGTGGTCTGCCAGCAGTGACGAAAGGCTGAAAGACGTACAGGGTAGTGTCGAAGGGGCGCTGGACATACTGGCTCCAATACGTCCCGTATATTACAACTTCAAAGGTCAAGACAGGCGAATGGTTGGTGTTATAGCTCAGGACGTACAGACAGTACTACCAGAGGCGGTTGATGTTGGTGATGATGGAATGCTAAGTATGCGCTATACCGATTTGGTCCCCGTACTGGTCAAGGCCATACAAGAACTCACCGCACGACTTGAAGCACTAGAAGCATAACTACACTAGACGAACTCAGGAGGTACTGAATGTCTAATTCACCAATAATACGCAGTAGCAGTACGCTCCCCGGCGTCAGCCAAGGGCAGACTCTAAGGTGGGATACAGTCACAGCTAAGTGGGAGCCTAGCAGCTCCCTAGTAATAAAGGACAACGGGGCGATTGCTGCCAACGGCACAATAGCCATCAACGATGACCTTACTAACAGCATCTCGATCCTAGGGGTGACTGGACTTACGATGAACTCCACATCGTTTAACCCCGGCGGCGACACAGTAACATTCGGTGGACCCGTAGTAGGAAGTAGCTTCAACGTCACAGGCGTACGCTCGACAGGTGCCGACGAGGCAGTGGCTAACGCCCTGCTTCGCCGGGACACCATCGAGGCTATCGTCGACGCAGCAACATACTGGGACCCAGCTACAGGAGGTATACACTACTCAGCAGGCAATGTAGGTATAGGGACTACTGCGCCTACCAGAAGGCTACACGTTTCAAGCGACACACCTTCAGCCGCACAGTTATCTGGTGGAGCAGCACTAATAACAATAGATAACACAGCGGGTTCAGCCTTGGGATTTATGAGTGATGGTACTGGCACTCAGCAGATTCAGTTCGGCAGCGGAACAGACTTCGATGTAGGCAAGGTTGCATACGACCACGGCACCAACGCGCTAAGTTTGTGGACTAACGCCACAGAGCGTATGCATATCAGCTCCACAGGCAATGTGGGTATAGGGACTAATGCGCCACAGTCCTCGCTTGACGTCAACGGTACCATCAGGATAGCAGGCTCA